CTCAGAACAGTATCAGCTGATATATCCAGAGATGAACAGATACACGTTGCGACAAATAGTCTCGTATGTGCTGAGTTGGGTCTTGTTCCTAGCTCTTCTTTGGATAAGCTTCGGAAGGCAACTATACAATGGGTACTACAACCCCTAGCAGAAAACAATACTGATAAATATTTGTCGAAAAAATTTTGGGCGGATGCGAGCGATCAGTTAATGTATCAGGGTAAAGCCCCACAGTTTTCTGACACCAGAGCAGCTCGTATGCCCGCATTTTTTGAACATGCAAACACCAACCTCCCTCAATACGCTTAGTTTTCATTCAGAAAAACTAGAGAAATTAGTCGAGGATTTAGAAACCAAGTTCGCTTGGTATCCCGTCCACCCCAAGGAGGATCTAGCCTCCATCATGTATCGCTCGGGACAACAAGAAGTGGTACAATATGTAAAATCAATTTTAGAGGAATAAACTATGTGCGGAGGAGGCGGAGGCGGCGGCTCTCCACAACCAGCACCACCACAGATTCAACCTCGTAACCCTGATCTTGTCAGAGTCTCACAGAGACCTGAGAGAAAGGAGTTACTTGATGAAGATGAAGTGAGAACAGGTGTAGAATATGGTAAGAAAGCTGACCCATTAGTAGCAGCTAAAGCCACAGGAACTGACGCTTTAAAAATAAACCTTAACACTGGTAACACTGGTGGTACAGGCAGCGGAGGAATAAATGTATAAGGCAAAGGAAAGATACAATAAATTGTCATCAGATAGAACTCAGTTTTTAGACATGGCAGTTGAATGTTCAGAACTTACCTTGCCTTATCTCGTAACAAGAGACGATAACTTTAAAGGAAAACGTACACTGCTACAACCATGGCAGTCCGTTGGAGCTAAAGCAGTAGTCACATTAGCAGCAAAGCTAATGCTAGCTACACTACCACCACAGACAAGCTTCTTTAAATTACAAGTTAGAGACGACAAGCTAGGTGAGTCACTAGATCCCATGATGCGTACTGAGTTAGACTTATCTTTCTCCAAGATAGAGAGATTGATAATGGATTACATAGCTGCATCAAATGACAGAGTGGTTATTCACGAAGCATTAAAACATCTCATTGTCTCAGGCAACGCACTGATCTTTATGCACAAAGATGGATTGAAACACTTTCCATTAAGTAGGTACGTAGTCAACAGAGATGGTAATGGTAAAGTCCTAGAGATAGTTACTAAAGAAATGATTAGTAGAAAGCTATTAGGATTAGAAAAACCAAAAGGTCAAGAGACCATGAACACCGAACAAGGTGTAGACGAAGATGACGCCGAGGTGTATACCTGTGTCAGAATGGATGAGAGTAGTGGACGTTGGATGTGGCACCAAGAAGTCGATGGAATGATGATCGAGGGTAGTCGCAGTACAGCACCAAAGAACGCCTCACCATGGTTAGTGCTTCGATTCAATACGGTAGACGGAGAGGACTACGGAAGAGGTAGAGTTGAAGAGTTCATTGGGGATCTAAGGAGTCTCAATGGTTTAGCTCAGGCTCTAGTAGAAGGTGCAAGTGTAGCAAGTAAAGTAATCTTTCTTGTCTCACCATCAGCTACAACCAAACCGCAAACCCTTGCAAACGCCGGGAATGGTGCTATCATACAGGGTAGACCAGAAGATGTAGGAGTCGTGCAAGTCGGTAAGACAGCAGACTTTGCTACAGCTGCAAACTTAGCAGCAGCAATAGAGAAGAGAATACTCGAAGCTTTCTTAGTTATGAATGTAAGAAATGCAGAGAGAGTTACAGCTGAAGAGGTACGCCTTACACAGCTAGAGCTAGAGCAATCCCTTGGCGGAATCTTTAGCTTGTTAACGGTAGAGTTTTTAGTACCCTACCTCAACAGAACGTTGGTTATACTACAACGTACCAACCAGATACCAAGGCTACCTAAAGATGTAGTTAGACCTAAGATTGTAGCTGGTATAAACTCACTAGGAAGAGGACAAGACAACGAAAGCTTGACTAGATTTATGGCTACTGTAGCACAGACTCTAGGACCAGAAGCTCTTATCAAATTTGTAAATCCAGCAGAAGCAATCAAGAGACTTGCAGCTGCACAGGGTATAGATGTTCTTAACTTAGTTAAAACTCCACAAGAATTAGATCAAGCTAAACAGATCGCTATGCAAGATCAGGGACAAATGGATCTCGTTAAGCAAGCCGGTCAGTTTGCAAGCAGCCCTGTTATGGACCCATCTAAGAACCCACAGCTAGGCGATCAAGCACAGGCAGTAGCTAATGCTATACTTGGAGGAGGTCAACAACAACAACAACCACCAATGCAACAGTAATGGCAGAAACATCAACAATAAGAACGGCACCAGAAACAGAAACTCAACCACAATCCCTTACAGCTGACGAGCAAGACTCTCTTGCCGTCGGCGAGGCTCTGGTTACTGAGCAAGAAAGTTTACTAGCTGGTAAATATAAAAATGCAGAGGAGCTTGAGAAAGCTTACGTAGAATTACAGAAAAAATTAGGAGACAACAGCGATGCCGGGGTACAAGAAGGGAACGAAGAAGCCGCCGAAGAAGAAGTAGCAGCAGAGGAGACTACAGAAGAAACTGAAGCCTCCAAAGACTACAACGAGGATGGCTCAGTAAACTATAGTCAAGTTGCTGATACATATGGTAGTGAAATATCAGGTGTAATGGAGAAAGCAGGCTTAGATCCATGGGCTATCAGTAAAGAGTTTCATGAGAACCAAGGCGAGTACACACCAGAAATGGTTAAACAGTTAACAGATGCAGGCTTTTCTGAGTCAGCTGTTAAGTCTTACTTTGCCGGACGAGCTGCACAAGAAGGTTATACTTCTTCAGAATCAGTACAAGATATATCAGAGAGTCAGATAGGTGAGATCCAAACTGCTGTTGGTGGTAAGGAGACCTATGCAAATATGATTAGTTGGGCTAGTCAGAATTTAACAGAGTCAGCAGCTCAAGCATTTGATGCTACTATGAGTACTGGTTCCTTAGATCAGATTAGACTTGCAGTCGCAGGGCTACAAGCTCAGTATGAAAACGCAACTGGATACGACGGAGAAATGTTAACAGGTAAAGCAGTCAAGTCATCAGGTGACGTATTCCGCAGTCAAGCAGAACTCGTCCAAGCAATGAGTGACCAGAGGTATGATAACGACCCTGCCTACAGGCAAGATGTTATCGCAAAACTAGACAGATCTAATTTGGACTTTTAACTATGCCCGCAGGGAAAGGTACATACGGCAGTAAGAGGGGAAGACCTCCTGCCGGTAAAAAGAAAGCAGCTAAGGGGAAGAAAATCTCCCCAAAGCTCGCAAAGCTGCCGCCAAAAGTTGCGGCTGCAATCACTAAAAACATGAATAAGAAGAAGAAAAAGTAATGTCGTACAAAGGTAACAGGGACACGCCCAAGAAACGTGCTAATCAAAAAGTTAAGAAAGATCCTAAGTTTAGTGGCGGTGCTATGGGAGAAAAATTCAAACCCATTCCTACTGGAACCGGTCCTTTTGTTACCCCCGACAGGGACGTGAGAACTGATGGTCAGATCTTTGAACCTGATGTCAATGCAGATCCAGACAGGACACCAATCGGTGGCTTTGGATATAGAGATATGTTAAAAATCTTACAAGCTGTACCTCGTTATGGTGGTGTAGCATTAGGATCTTACTTATTAAAATAATGTCTAATAATAATAAAAAGAAAAAAGGAACTAAAAAAGTTAAACCTAGTGACTACGACATACCGGGTACAATTAGGAAGATACAACTTTTCCCCGGCGAATCAGGTATAGATAAAAAGCAATCTAAGTTACCCGGATTCGATGACATGAATACAGATGACGCCGCAGGCAAAGGTTTAGCATAATGGCAGTTAAGAAAAAGAATGTCAGTCTCAAGATGGGCAAGCACAAGTCCAGAACAGGAGGACTGACAGCCG